GTAAAAATATAACTCATATTAGAACTGTAGGATTATTTTGATTGATTCTACTTGTAGTGAAGATCTTTTAATTGGACCTCTATTTTCTAGGAAAACAACTTCTCCTGAACCCTTAAGATATTCAGGAGGTGTTACTGCTGCAATTGTATATACCGTGGTATCTAAATCGCGTGTAACGGGATCATATACTCGAAATGTATTTCCCACAGTTGTTATTGTGCCCAAATCAACGTCGGTTGAATAGTTCTGGTGAACATAAATGAATTTATTATTATTATCTACAATGTCCACATAATCAACAAATGCTCTTCCGACTTTGGCATTACCATTGAAAAACTGAACTATTTTTCCTGTTACAGGAGGGTTTCCTCCTGAGGTAAACTTAATTTTAAGTAGAGCGGTTGTATTAAGCCCCTGTGAATCTTCGTTAAAAGAAGGATTCTTTATAAGAGAAATCTGACGATAATCAGTTCCATTATCAATTAAAAACTGACCGCCTTCATCTCCATCAAAGGTAGAAGTAAAACCAAGGAACCATGTAGGAAGTTGATTTACTGGGTCAGAAGCAAAGCCGTTTTTAGGAGCACAGATAACTCGAAGAACCGGAGCCCCGGTGGTCCTATATGTAGTGGGATTTGCAATAGAGATACCTGAAAGATCAACGGTACCAAAGGTATAATTCTGACCAGCATTCGTTACCGTTACACTCGTAATAACTCCCTCAGCTGATACAACGACAGTTGCTAGTCCTCCTGTTCCATTTCCTATAATGCTTACCGTATATGTACCAGTACCAGTAGTTAATCCTGCACCAGTACCAGCAGGGGGGGATATATCCACTCGTACTATTTTGCCTGAAGAATTAGTTGGAGCATTGGTAATGGAAAATATAGGATAGTAACTCTTGGTGAAAAGAGGATGAAGTGCAACATTTGTAGATTCCTGAATCTTAACCCAAGAATATCCATCATTTTGAGAAACAATTGTTCCTACTGTTCCTGTGGCTGTGGGTGCAATTGTAGAAGCTCCGTTGCCTCTTTTGGCACAGATAAACAGCGCATTGTTATATGTTGCGTAAGCTGGATTAGAAGCAGTATCAGCATAGAAACTATTGGTATCTGAAGGATCCCAAGACTTATATACTCCACCGGAAGTCCATTTGACATTTGGAACAACAAAACTAATGTTATTATCTGTTCCATTTATATCACCATTAGAATCCTGAAGATCAACTCTCTTTATAGCAATAAGATTCATAAGTGCTTCTTGCACTTGTAAATCGGAACCAGTAGGAACAACATATGTACCTGCATCATTATCATCCAACCAAGGATCATTTTTGCCTAGTCCAATATAGTATCTATCGGTTCCTGCCTGAGCAGCCTCATAGACACGTTGAGCATTTCTACGACGAAAGTGGGGAGTAATTACAGCGGACATAGTTAGTTAGTTAGTTATGGTTATGTTTTATTTATCCAATTGTTAGTCAGTATCTTCATTTTCATAAATTGGAGGTGTGGCATCATTAACGTCAAATAAAAGGTTATTGTCGTTATCTAGAAGAACAATGGAGGATACATTTACAAAATCTCCAGAGAATACATTTGGATATTCATCAATGGTTCCTTCAATTGTGAATGAACCGTAAGCCGATATTTCTGCATAGTCCTCAAACTTTAGGTTAGAAACATAGTCAAACTTGGCAAGGTCCATTCGGTCATATTCGGGTATTGTTGTATACCCAAGATGAATAATAGTTTCATCTTGGGATATTGTAGCGCCGAATAAAACATCTGAATATGCTTTTGTTGCAGAAGCATTTATCAAATCAATAAACCACTCTGCCCGATAACCAGATTCATGCTGTGCGGTTGGAGTATGACTTCCTGCAGGAGGAATATAAAACCAATCCTCAAGTTTATTAGAATTATAAGGAAAGAACCATGCAGGTATTTGTGAATACCTATTCGTATTATAAAGTTCAAATGTAAGGAAAGGAAAGAATCTCCACCCAATTGGATGCACTAAAGTTTTATATGCATCTTGCCAGCGGTATGACTGAATTTCTGTTGAGATTCCATATGAATAGGGTCTCCATTTTTTACCGAGTAAGTTTTGATATGCAGAATTACCTTGAGTGATTTCTTCGGTATACAGAATATCTATGTCAACATTATCTATTATCTGAACTGTGGTATTAAAGAATAATCTAAAGAATGTTTCTACCGATTCACGAGATCCTCTATTGTTATAGAAATACTTAACAATAAGTTTTAGTAACTGTTTGTTTTCTAGTATATCAGAATTGGGAACATAAGGAGCCAGAAGAGCTTTCAGTTGTCCTACATATTTGTCATCAATAAGATCAAGGTCATGCTGTTCATTCGCCTTTGAAATTTCATATGATGGTCCGGAATAACTGATAGATGGAACACTTCCATCTTTCATGTTCATGAACCTATAATACTCTTTTAGGAATTCAATTAATGTAGCCGAATCTCTTCTTAATTCTCTTGGAAATAACTGTTCAACCCTACTGGATTCAAAATTATAAGATTTTTTAGTTAAATCTAAAGTAGGCATAATTTTAATTTATTACCGCAGTATCATTATCTGAATTTCTATTCTTCTTGAATGTATTGTAGTTAATAGAACCTGCAGAACCACCTATTGCAATTGTATCAATTTCGGCTATAACGCTTGTCTCTTTTAAATCTAGGTCAAGAAGTTGATTTCGTTTTGGAGCAATATCATTTGAATCTGGAACAGCATCTATTCTAAAAGAGGTTGCAGCTGTAATAGGTATATTAGTAATAGGCTTATCCAGTAAAACAATTCCAGTAGGAACATCTAAGATTCCAACTTTTACGCTATTATACAGTTTTACATTATCTGAAGCACGGACGAGATAAACATTTCTAGTACCATACGTATCAGCATTCTGAGAATCGGAAATAGCCTCATCTAAAAGTTTAACCAAACTGGTAACATAGGTGCCAGTTACGCCTCTAGAAGGATATCCCGGAGCTGTTCCACCGGATCCACTTGTATAATAAGTGTAAGACCAAGGGGCGCATTCAAGAAGAGGAGATGATTTATCCTGTCCTCTGAAAAGGCCTGCAGAAAAATCAATGGTATTGTTTGAAAGAGTTCCCGCACGGTTTATCCAAACAGAACCAAAAGATAAAGCAGTTTCAGTAGTATTTCCTGCATCAATTGCAACAGAAAAGGTATAATCATTTTCAACTGTAATTGGAATATTTTCTCCGGTCTGGTCTGCTACTGTAGGAAAGTTGATACCGGTACCTCCTGTTACAAAGAATGAAACGGTCATTCCTGAAACTAGATTTGCATTTGTAAAGGTATCGAAAAAGATCTTATTTGTTACCGAATCAAAACGAACTCGCTGAATGTTTGATGTAATGTTTGTCCACTCATATGTGGTGTTTTCATAAATCTTGTACAAATAGATTCTGGCAAATGAATTAAGAATGGCAGGGTTATAAGAATCAATTGCAGCTAGGAATTTGGAATATCGGAAAACACCACTAAACTTTTGCAGCTGGTTCTCTTTGAAAGGAGAAAGAACCTTTGATGTAATGTTAGATTCAAGTTCCTTCGGTGTTTCAGATGTTCGGTTTGGATTAAACTTAAGGAATACATCCATGTAGAGATAAGTATAATCTGGATCTACGAATTCGGTCTTAAGAGTAATCACTCTTTTTGTATCAAGGATTTTTAAAATTGTGTCCTTCTCGGTTTCAGATAGTTTTGACTTTGTCACTATTTCTCCATTTTCCGAAATATCATCATTGGGTTTAATGGAAATATAAACATTGCCTGCACCAGATGGTGTAATGGGATCTTCATCTTCTCCTCCCCATACATTTATGGCATCGACTGCTCCGAATTCCTTTTGAATTAAAGAAATATAATCGTTTGCTGTTACAGCTCTATTCTGTGCAATGAAGGAAATAGGAGCATTGAATCTAATGGATTCAATATCTTCCTTGTCGTCTCCACCAACGGCAGTAAAGACAGTGGTAATAATTGGATCTATGTCGGCAGAGATTGCTTCTGGATCCAGAGCACCTGAAACATATTCCCAATTCCCTACGGAATTAGACACACCACCTGCACCATTTGCCACATTACCTTGAGTAGAAATATATTCAACTTCTACAACTTGAAGGTTAATTAACTTCTTACCAAAGATTCCATCTCCAAACTTTAACTGAAAATTACCAGAGTAGTTCTCTGTTAAGAAATATACCTGTGATTCCGAAGTGGTTTCATATAGCGAGGTAAAGGGTAAAAATGTTTGTACCAAAGTAGAACCTGCATTGGCTCTCACGAATACCTTCATTGAAGAAGTATCTAGATTTGCATCTTTAATGATATATGATCTATCGGTGATATTGGAATCAACAATGAAAGATGCTCTGGTCAGAATACCCTGAGCCACAACCATATTTGTAAATAGGTATCCACCTGTGGCAGGAACTCGAGAGGCAATGTTTGCCTCAGTCGTAACAAAAGTATAGTCGGTTCCATTAAAGGTTGTTTTAAACTTTGTGCCGCGAGGAAGAATCAATTTGTCTACTGGCGAACTAGAAGCGTAAAAGAAAGCGTTAATCACTGCAGTAGAAGCTCTTTTGGATTTAGGAGTATATCCCAAAAGCTTTGCATGAGAAACAACCGATTCTCTAATCTGAGCGGTATCAATAAAGCCCTCATTCAAAGTCATGTGAGCCAACATGGCATTATAATGAGTATTGTAAGCAAGAACGTCGAGAATATTTGCAAGGCCCGAACCTTCAAAGTCCCAGTCCTTA